ATCTCGAGCTGGTGCATGGCCGGCGAAAGCATCCGCAAACCCTGCGACCATCCACCTGGTCCTGCGAACAGATCAACAATCACCCGTGTCTCCTTCGATCAGTTCTGTTCAACAACCGGAATGAGGCTCGCACGATACAACAACTGTGCTTGCTGCATTACCTGTTGATGGTTTGTGTGTGATCCTGGAATTCGAATGCGGTCTGCACCGTGTACCAGTTCGATCACCCAATAGTTGTTGCGATGGTCAAACCTGACTACCCAACTGATGTTCTCCATTGATGTGCTTTCTTTGATGTTGAGTGACCGGTGGTGACGTTGCACCCTCCCAAGCGCATTGTCACCACCGGTCAAAACCGGTCACTTTTGCGCGTAACCGCTGTGAATCAGATGGTTCAGAATCACCAATGATTGTGCAATGGAAATCAACGCCCATTGTGATGGTGAGTCTGTTGGTTCTGTGTACTCAGCGAGACGCACAGCGATTGCAACTGACGCTTCAGCGTCCTGGATGTCTGTTTCGAATTGAAGACTCATGTCAGATCAGATCTTCGATGGTCGCAGAAGGCTTACCAGGCTCGAACTTCGCTTTGAACTGGTGCGCACCGTTGTAACCCTTCGTTGTCGGTTCAGCATCCTCACCGCGTTGCACAATGAGAACACCACCAATCACATCATCAACCTTCGTGATTCCTGCATCAGCAATCGCAGCCTTGATAGCAAAAATCATTGAGTACTTCGATGCGTACAGTTTCACATCCTCACCGGTTGATGTGTCAGTTGCGGTGATCACCAGCTGCTTCAGTACCTGACCGGCCTTGTCCAGTTTCGGAACATCGGTACCGAATTCGTACTGGACTGCTGTGTCGATTTTCTGCACCTTCAACCGCACCTTGTCACCGACAGTCTCGAACTTGACTGCTGGGAGTGTCGGTCCGGTTCCGGAGAACAGGAAATCTTCAATGTCACTCATGGGTTTCACCCGTTTCTGTTGATGGTTGCGACCTGATGAATTCGCAACCGGTTTCTGTGTAAAGCAAATGGTAGCCATTTGCGTTCAGTTCATCAGCAACTGAAATCATGTTGTGTGCTTCAACGAATGAGAGTGAACCGATAACGTCACCTGGTCTGATTTCGGTTCTGACCGGTTCGTTTCGCACCAGCCACGCTGCTGCAACAGCAACTTGGTCATCCATGTGCGGTGCAAGTTTGATGAGTGCTGTGCAGATGGCATGCCGGCGTGCTGATGGGACACCACCGAACCCACCAAGTTTGATGGGATAGTTAGCGTCACCGCATTCTTTGATGATCTGTGAAAGCCATATGTACTCCGCATCAGTCAACTGTTTTGCAACCAGGTTCAGTTCGGTCACAGTTTGTTCTGACACTTCACCAACTTCGTCCGGTGTGGGTCGACGCTTGTACGGTTCCGGTTCGGATTCCACATCAGCATTTTGTGGTTCGAGCAGATCCGGTTGGATGGGGAACGCTGCTTCTGCTTGACGTTCAACCCTGCCAACAACATGTTCAATCGTAGATTTTTGGTCTGCTGTGTACTCGAGCTGTGTTGACAGTTTAGGTATCTCCACCGGCCACATGTCAGCGACCAGTTGCCCGTAACCGTCTGCCATCAACTGTTTGATTCGATCGACCATCCAGGTACGCCAGGGGTCACCGGCTGCTGCGACACGTTCCGCTTTCACAGCCAGTTCTGATGCACGATTCACCACAACCGGTTCCAGTTTCGTCAACGGTTTCTGCTTCCGCATCGACCGGACCCCTAACGCCAACTGGAGCGCACCCAACCCAACTGTTAGATCCAGTTTGTAGATGGTGCAGGTTTCATCATCCGGTTGGATGTGAATGATTACACCTTCAGTTTGGGACACATCCCACATGGGTGTGTGCTGTTCGCCGTCATAGAACGTTTCTGACAGCGCATAGCAGCACAGTTGGATTGCGAAACCCAACGCACCGTAATCCATTGATGCACCTGTCTTCAGGTCTGCAATGAACCTGGTTGTTCCATCTGTGACGCACAGATCAAACGAACCAGCTGTTTTGAACTGTTTGTTGACAACGAACCGTTCGAACGAGTCCGGTACCACAGACAGACCACATTTGCGTAGTTGTTCGTTGACTGCTCGAACGTGACCGGCAAACTGGGCTGGTGGCTGATAGTCAGGGTCAGACCAGGAACATTCCATGACTTTGTGGATGGCTGTTCCCAGTTCGCGTCTCAATGTTGCACCACCAGCTTCACCGGCACGTTCACACAAATCGTTGACTGCTTTGCGGTCTGTGCGGTCGATGGTTTGCATCATTGCGAGAAGATCAGGTCTGTCTGCGAGTCCGAATGCAACTGTGCGCTGACCCCATTTCATCAACCCACCTTGATCATCAAGGGTTTTCCCAAGTGTCGATGGCCGCGTATACGGTTCACCATCCACAATCGGACGTTTGAACCGGTCCCGTTTGATCTTGTCTGTCATTGTGTCTCCCATTCTTCGAAGGTCACATCAGTATCTTCACCAGGTGTGACAGTCTGTTCCCGTAGTGTTCGCCGGCGGTCAAGTTCACGCTGATAGGTGGTGAAAGCAGTTCTGCAATCATCACATCGACACCCGTAGTTGTAGCGTTTCGCAGTCCCACATTGCGTCCATTGCGCTTTGCTATTTGGGTTTCGCATGATTCTGCGACGCACAGCATTCGTCCCAGCCCAAATACCAAAACGTTCATCATTTTCCATGATGTGCTGTGTGCAAGGTTCACGAACCGGACAGGTCGAACAGATAGCGACCGCTTCACGAAACGATTTCGAGTCACCTTGTTCAGGAAAAAACAAATCCGTTTTTCCTTTGCACGCTGCTTCTTCGGTCCATGCACCCATAATGATTTTCATTGAATCTCCCGTGTGAGTCGTGTTGCGAGACGCGCAGAAACTCTGATCCACAATTTTGTGCGCCGGTTTGATTCCAACAGTTGTTGTTCCAACCAGTTGATCTGTTTGTTTTGTGTTTCGATCAGTTCGAGCAGTCGCACCAGTTCATGGTGTTTGCGTCGCAGGATCATGGTGAATGCAGGAGCCGTTGAACCTGAATGTTCAACAGGTCAACCTGCGAATCGAGCTGTCCGATTCGAGTATGAATCGTGTCGATCAGGTCTGCTGCGTCCAACATGGTTTCTGCTTGTTCTGCTTCAGCGTTTACTGCTGCGAGTCGCAACCGAACAACCATGACCGCAGCAGCATTCGTGAGGATGTCTGTTTCATTGACCATTTTTGGTTCCTTCCATGAGTCGCATGAACGCGTAACCATCCATGACCACATAGCTGTGTCCTGGATCTGTGGTTCCACGTTTCTTGATCCACACCACACCGGTGGTGCGTGACGCATTCACAGCTTGTGTGTTTACGTCACGCACCCAACCGGCCAGTTCGATGCGCTGACAGTTCTTCGCTTGAATCGCCGGCCAAACAGGGTCACCAACGAAGATGTCACCTTGGTCATCTTCCGCACCGGCTGGGATTCTTTGCGCACGTTTCCCATGTTTGCGTAGGAACGTGACTATCGCAGTTTCCCATGATGACCCTTTGCGTTTGGCTGGGTTGGTCATCAGTCTCGAACTTTGATCTGCCACCACAAGGTGACGATTCCGGTGATGATCATGTACCCACCAACCCACATTGCGGTTTGGATCACATTGAACGTGCAGATAGATTCAACCAACGCACCTGCAAAGAAGATTGCGGTGATGATGATTGGCAGAATCAGCCAACTGAACACACTTTCGTGCTGTTCTTTGGTCATCCACGGTCGGTGGCAGGTTTCGCAGCGCATCTTGGTTCCTAGCGCTGTTCGTCGGATGCCATCACACGCGTTTCGCGACGTGTCACATCCAGTCCGGCCAGTTCTGCACGGTTGATCCGGAAACCCTTACCAGGTCCGTCGGTGGCTGCTACGAGTCGACCTGCACGCACCCAATTGCGGATGGTCTGTCCGGTGACACCCATGATTTCTGCTGCTTCAGTCACCGTGCAGGTTTCAGACTCGAATTCGTCTGTCACGCCGGTCTGCTCGATGTTCGTGTTGTCTTCCATGATGCTGGTGTTTCCTTCCGTGTTGGTTTTGCTGCTGGTTTGCAGCTGTTGGAGTGCAACCAAATCGTTGGTTGCGTTATGGAGCGTCTGTCGCAAAGGATGCTGTGGGAATGATCCCACCAAACGTTCCAGTTCTGTGGTGTAGAAACGCAGTTCTTGGATCTGCGTTTCAAGATCTTGTGGGTCCATCAGTTCACTCGTGCATGTTCGATGGCTCCGTTGAACGCTGCACGGTCAGTTGGGTACGGACCAACTGTTGTGATGTGGTTTCCTGCGTCATCTGCAAGGTCAGCGTAGTAACCAGGTGAAATCCAACCATATGGGACCGGTTTCAGATACACGCAGATGGTGTGACCGGTCCAAATGGTTGTGGTGTCTTTCAAGTCGACGTACATGATGTGTTCTCCCGTGTTGTGTGTGTCGGTCAGTCGTTCTTCAGATGCTGATACAGAACATCCATCGCAGCATCAATGTCATCTTCACCGTTGATGCCCAAATCCTCATCAACACCCATGTGGAATTCGTACAGTTCTTCCCACACCGAGTCACCATCATCATGGATGCATTCAAGCAGTTCATCCAACCCACCGTGTGACTCGTAGTCAGCAACGAACAGTTCGACCAGCCGAACGATTCCATCAAAGTTGTCCATGACTTCTTCTCCCATTGTCCGATTCGTCACCACAGACGAACACGCTTGCCAGTACCAGCGAACTTGTCCGGCCACACCTGATCACGCAGTTGATCCCATGTCAGATCCTGCGCAGCTTCAGTCACGCTCACACCCAAACCGTCACGCTGCTCATCAGCAACAAACCGGTCACATGACTTCTTCGAACCAATCCAAATTCGAACTGGTTGACCATCAGGGTCATATGAGACTGCTTGGAATCTTGGTTCACCCATGACTTGTTCTCCCGTGTTCGTTTTCGTCAGTCGACTTTGACTGTGATGGTGAACGCACGAACGTTCAAAGGATGACCTGCACCAAGATAGGTGGACCACCCAACCACAGTTTGTTGGTTTCTGTTGATGCTGATGTGTTCCATGGATTGCCCAACTGGTGATTCAGCAAGACCATTTGCGACGTACACAGCAAGGTTGGTGTTGGTCAGGTTAATTGTGTCTGTGTTCATTATGTGTTCTCCCGTGTTCGTGTTGATGATCAAAGTGTGTGCGCTTCAGCAACCATGGCTGCGTGTGCGACGGTCGCAAATGAGTACCAGCGGACAAACTGTCCGGTGGTGCTGTTGTAAAGACGGTAACCAGAACCGGCTGCGCTGAAGCAACCGTTGGTTCCTACGATTGGTGTGACCTTGAAACCAAAATCAAAGATGTTGCTGAAGTCATTGGTGATGGTGGTAGTTCCCATGATGTGTTCTCCTGTGTTGTGGTGACCCTTTTGGCCACACACAAATTCAACCACACCTTTGCAAAGAATGCAAGAACCAGTTTTGAAGGCTCGAGCTGTAGACATGAAAAAGACCGGAAACCGTAGGCGTCCCTAGGGTTTCCGGTCCAATTCCGGTCCATCAACTATGGGTTTGTGAGTCGACCTACCCAGGTCAACTGGTGCCAATCAGCGTCACAGGAAAACGCTGTGATGAACCGGTGAGCTACGAACCACGAATCCACAACTGGGCTGCAACAGCCGTGATGGACGAAGTAGACGTTGGAAGAGTCGAACCAGTAGCGGTCGCAGACAACCTAGGCGCCAACGGTGTAGCCAAAATACCAATGTTCGAGCCGTTGATAGCGACAGTACCGCTGTGATTCGAAAGGACCGCAATCGCATACCTGGTTCCAGCAGTCATCGTGTAACTGGAAGACAGATTGATCGAACGCAAACCTGTGGAACCCAACCATGTGGTGTTCGTCGGACTCGAAGGAGTCGACGCAGCCAAGGTCAACGTGGTCCCATCCCAAGTGTAAATCCCAGCGAAACAAGATGAGATTGTTCCGGCTGTGGTCACAACCACATTGATGGACGAAACAGTCACATCCCACATAGGAGAAACAAAAGTGAACCAAACTGTTCCGGTTGGGACTGTGATTGCGTTCGCAACAACGAACCTTGGGATGGTTTCGACGTTTGATGTTGTGGTCCCCAACCATCCTGCAAGCAACGTGTTCGTCACAGCAGTCCCACTAATTTTGGAGGCTGCAATGGCTGCGCTCGAAGACACGTTTGCGTCTGTGATCTGTGACCATTTCAAACCGGTGGTTTGTGTGGAGTCAGCAACCAGGACTGTTGCGTCGGAACCAACAGCACGTCTAGTCAAACCCAAACTGGTGCGTGCCAGTAGGTCACCTTTCGTTGTCAATGTTGACTTTGGGACCAATAATGCATCTTGGGTTTCAACATAGGCACGCAGATCTTCGACTGCGGTGAGCGCTGAAACAGTTTCTGTTGCTTTGAACGCAGCGAAGTCACCAACCGCAACATGGCCGGCGTTGGTCGGATGCAGTTGGTCATTAGTCCAACCGAACGGATCTGTTTTGACTGAACCGGTCAGTTCAGCCCAATCCCAAATAGCCCAGTTGTTAGTGGATGCTGCGCTGTACAGCTCAGTCAACCTGGTAGCCCAGTCGCTATCGGTCTGCTGTGTGTTTGATGGTGGCACCAGCAACGCAAATGATGGTGCAGGGTTCCCACCTGCAACCACAGCGTTGATGATGTTCGTGATCATGGTTGAAACAGTCGATGTGAAATCTGTTGCAACGATTTGGTTCGAACCGAGTGCAACAACCACCAATGAGACTTCTAGACCATTCGCAACAGAATCACCTTCCTGAACGTTCGTGCGCAGAATTTGCCATGCATCTGTACCAAGACTGCTCGAACCCTGCGAAACCCAATCATCAAAATTTGTTCCATAAAGTGAACTGTTGAAAACACGGACACCTTGGTTTTCGTCACCGTCATAGACGTACGCACCGTCAAGAACGATTGCGCCACCGGACGCTGTGACAGTCAACGTGTAGGTTCCACGCGTCAACGAAGACGCACCGGTTTGTGCGACGTTTTCAGCGTTGGTGCCAATTGCAGTTGTGACGGTCCCAAGGGTTCCGGATGCGACCACGGTGCTGTTCGAGTCGGTAATGGTGAAAACCATTGACCCACCAGGAACATTGCGTCGACGATAGAAAATCTGCACACCGGTTCCGGTGAAGGTAAGTGTTGCTGTTGCACCGGACAGCATTGTCACAGCCTGCAAACCCAAACCTTTCGATTTGGTACCAACCGTGTTTGGTGATGTGGTGCCGGTGAAACTGAACCGTGGTGACCTTGCAGACCCACGATATGCAACAACGTATTCACCAACGCGACCTTGCACATTCGCAGCTTGGGCAAGGTTCGCAGCAAATCGTTTCACCATGATCTGCTCGTATGTACCAGCGTCACCAGGTGACCCGTTGAAACCTTCACCAATCGAATCCCCAACCCACAAAACATTTGTTGTGGATTGGGTGCTGGTGTTCTTCATCCCATAACGAACCAATGCAAAATTCTTGTTCCACCGTCGCAAAGGTGCAACACCTTCGCGTTGGATTACCGCATCGACTGCTGGTGTGGAAAGCGCAACAGTTTTCGTGATTGCGTTGTAAGTGACCGGTGTGGTGGCTGTGATGACACCTGTGTCACCTGTGTCACCTTTGGCTCCAGTCGGACCGGTGACACCTGTGGCACCGGTTGAACCCTGTGGTCCTTGTGGACCGGTTGGACCTGCAACGCCCACAGCCACAACATCAGCATCCGCAAATGTCAGCTCAAGCGTCCGGTCATCGGAACGCAACGTCACATCATGTTGTGTGACAGTCACATCACGGTTCACCTGGTCACATCCTGAACAATGAACACCGGACCAGCCAACAGGGTGGTCACAACACCGGACGCGTTCTCCTGAATGTCATATACCGCTTGGCCGGCAGACAACGCACCAGTCACAGCAGTCCCCAAAGTACACACAAAGGTTCCTGCGGTCCCATTAGTCACCGTGCAAGTAAAAGTTGCCAACACAGCCGTCGACGCAGCGCTCGAACGAATCTGTGAACTGTAGGTGCGTCCTGTGATGTTCACAGCTGAACCGGCTGCGTCACGAACACGAACAGTCACCTGTTCTGTGTCGCCAGTGCGAATCGTCAATGGGTACTCAGCCGGACTAGCCATGATCCACCGGTCCATTCGCAGTCACAGAAGTCCACTCAGACCCCACCAGCGAAGGTGTACCGGAATCACCGAACGGTGCAGACCCAATCGAACTGATCACCGACAGAACAAACCCACCAGCAGCAGCACCACCAAGAGTCTTCCAATCAGCGGTGAACAGATCAAACCCTTGTGCTGCACCAACAGCCAAAATCAAAGTTTGAGCAGCAGTTTTGACTGCACGTTCAAACAACTGCTTCCAAAACAAACGAGTAAACATCAAACATTCCAATCCGGTTCAGGATGTTCCTGGACATCAGGAAATTCATCTGTATCAGGGTCATACGGTTCCAGTTCTTCACCATCAGGAACCACAATCGTTTCCGGCTCGATTTCAATGACAGTCATTCGTCATCCTCAGCTTCATCTGTGTCTTCAGGTTCCGGCTGATGCAACATCGCACCAAACGCACAGTCCAAATAACCGATTGCGTCGACAAAATGGTCACGCAACAGTTCAACCGGAAAATCTTGGGTCATCCCATAGGACAACCTGGACAACTTTACCGCGACCATGAACAAGATTCCTTCAACAGGACTCAGTTCTATACCAGTCATTCGAGCGTACAGATCTGTCGTCAACGCATAATCTTCCCATGGTGGTCCGTACAGTCCACCACGCGTATCTGCACCTTGACCGTGGACAAGCATGAACGCATCAGCAGCCGGTGAATCCCATTGTGGTTTTGTTTCACGCATCTTCTTTGACATCAGAACACCTTTTGCATGAATTTGGAGAGTCTCACACCCTCGTAGCGTCTGCACAGATAATCCAACGAAACAAACATGGGGTCTCCTGAACCGTCACCATCACATTCATGCAACACAATCAGCCCACGCCAATGATGGTTTCCTTGAAACGATTTGTAGTCTTCGTCATGCAGGTACATGGCTCCACATATCAAACCGAACTGTTGCTGTCCGGTTCCTGGTAGGAACCTGACCGCATAATCCAATGTTTGCTGGTGTCCTTGCACAAACGTGTGACCAATCGTTTTGAGTCGACCAGCAGCGTTACCACCATACGGACGCCCATTCATAGGATTCGCCCAATAGTGGCAGTACCAAATTCCGTCCACACAGATTGGTTTCAGGAAATCGTGGACATTCCAACCACGAAAGTCCATGTCTTCGAGTGTCACCAACCCAACCAGTTTGGGATCATCATTCGCAGCTCGCGACACCCTATGTTCATGGTTTCCCAGCGTGACATGCAGTTCAGGTTTCCATTGTTTGCATTTCTGTTCACGCTGATGCTGGTTGTGGGATTCCATCGCATCACACAACACTTTGAACGCGTGGTTTCCAGCTTCAATGTCTTCGATGTATCTGCGACCCTCAAACGCAGCTGTTCCTTTGTCCCAACTGGATAAGGATGGCATATCGAAATGGTCGCCCAAATGCACAACCACATCAGGTTTCAACGCGGTCATGTACTCCCCAGCCCAATACAGATGATCCACAGGAACACCTGGTTTGGCTTGGGTGTCAGGAATGATCAGATGGGTGCGCGGATTCGCGTTGGTGCAGTTGTTCATGCTGGTCAAGTCGTGCATCAAGTCGTTCCACCTTCTGATCCACCCGTCCAACTGATGTGTGCAAATCGAGCAGCCGGTCGCGAACATCTGTGACAATCGCGCGACCTTCAGCGTGCTGTTCCGTGTTCTCCCTACGCAACCTGACCAGTTGAACAATCGCACCAATCACGGTTCCAACAATCAGACATGCAACAGTTGCAAGTCCAACCCATTCAGCTGTTCCAAACCCGTTCGTATCAACGATCTGTGTGGAAACCTGTGCGAACACGTTGCATCACACAACCCACGCACGCCATGTGCCATTGAAATTCTGTGTGCGATATGCAACCTGGCTGGTTTCGCTGTTCCACACACACACTTCAAACCGGCCATCCTTGTTCTGTGCTGCGGTGACACCATCAGCCGGAAAAGGTTGACCATCATTCAAAGGAACCCAACTGTTCCAGTTTCCGTTGGGTCGCTGTTGCCACCGGTGCAACAGTTGTCCTGCGAAGAAACCGAATTGGACAATGCCACCATCCTGCTTGGTCACCATGTGCATAAGGTGCTTCTTTCTGTTCGAGTCGACGCCGGTCAGCCGGCGCATAAATTCATCAACCGGCCATGACGGACCAGGATCTGTGTGATCCGTTCCGATACCAGCAGCCGTACACAATCCGTGTGTGGAAATACCTGCGAACCCTGCACGCAACCCGTCAACATCAACCCACACACGCGGAATGCTGTACCGGTCACACAACGCACCAACCAGCGCAACCACATTGTCCAACTGGTCAGATGCAGCACCAGTAGCAGACCAATCAGTTTGGTATGCGTACCCTGACTGCTCGATTCCAATTGATGCAGCACCCGCATACCAGTTCGCTGTACCAACATGCCACGCTTGGTTGGGTGGTTGTACTCCACACCACACGTTCTGTGGGTCAACTGTGTAATGGGCTGATGCACGCGGCGAACTGTCAGACGCAAACCAGCGTGCTACTTGTTCCGCGCGTCCAATTTCCAACGGACATTCCATGCTGTGCAACACAACCAGTTTTGGTGTGTTCGACGCAGCAGACCAATACTTTGATTGGATGAAAGGAATGTCATCCAGGTTCATCAGACCGGCACTCCACTAGGCCCAATGTCTTCAACGAAGAACCGTGTGGTTCCAACAGTTGAACCCAACACATTTACGGAATGTGAGATTCCTTGCATTCGAACCGTGTACACAGCACCAGCAGCTGACTGGGCAACTATCGAATTCGAAATTTGATATCCAGCATCGATTGTTGAATACACCTGTGCGATTCGACCCACAGTCACCGAGTCCGTGACGTTGTAAATCTCAGCAACAAAACCACCATTAGCAGAAGTTTCAGAAACGTTCGCGACAAACGTAAACCGCAACCAACGATTCGCAACGAACGCTGCACCCGTGCGCAAACCGGTTGTCAGTTCACCCATAGTTGTAGTGCGCACACGGTCAGTTGTATCTGACGTGGAAGAACGCAAACCAAACGGTGAATTCCAACCTGAACCCTTAGTCCAACTGGAACCGTTCCAGGAATACAAACCTTCATTCGAGTCACCGGAATTGATGTACACCGTCATTCCAGCAATCCGGTCACCGGACGCAATCGCAGCATCACGCGCACTAGTCGACGCAAACACCATGATCGACTGCCATGAACAATAGTTGTTCAAATCAGATGCGGTCAGAACATCGCTAGTTGACCATTTCTTATATCCACCCACAACGAACCTTTCAGAACCCTAGTTTGCTGGTGTTCAACACACCCTTAGTTGACGAATCCAACACAAAGAACAGTTCCGGTGCCGGCCCCAAATCGTACGCAAATCGGACATCATCAACTGATATTTCACACTTGACTGACTGCACCTGCAATGTTTGAGTAATCGCAGAACCAACATTTTGTGGTCTGCGGTTCACAACAACACGGTCACCAATCTGCAAACCCAACAGGGTTTCAATGTCACTCGAACTGTGACCACGCACAGTTGTTCCAATCGACTTGATACGCACCTGTGGCTGCTTGTATCTGGACAACAGATATGCAGCCAAATCTGATGAGAACGAATCGTTGTCTGTGATCAGATCTGACAACTCGAGTGTGCGCGGCCAATATGAATCCTGTGAGGCTGTATCCAACGCAACCGACGCAGCACCATTTTTGCGTGACACTTTCACCTGGTTCGCAATGTCTTGGTCGCTGTATTCAATCGTGATGTCCTGATAACCAATTTCACCGGTGCTGTCACCGAACGTTGCAACACTCGAAGACAACAGATTTGACATGTCTGTTCGAGTGATGAACCTGACACCACCGTTGCTATCTGCGAACAACAAACCTTGTTCAGCTGCTTCACATTCCTGCAACGCAGCCAACACAGTTTTTCCTTCAGTATCAACACCCTGCACGTTCGAGACACCAACACCAAGATCAACACCATCTGCCGGCCAATCAATGATGTTCAAAACACGTTGCACGCGTTCATCAGTTCGTTCACCTGACGCAAACTGTGTGGTCCCCAACGCAAAATGGTCAGCAACGTCTGTGGCTGTGAAACATCGTGCGTAATCTGCGTACTCATCGATCACACCAACGAACTGTGCGGAAGACTGGAAATCAACTGTGTAATACGGTGTTCCACCCAACCGGTTTGCATCCGGCCACACAGATTCACAAGGAGAAGTTGTGGTTGGAGTCGTCGCACGTTCACCATCCACATACAGCGCTGTGGTCGAACCGAACACCAACACAACGTGATGTGGTTTCCCATCATTCACAATCACGTTTGATACAAGGTTCTTGAACGTGTTTGTTCCTGGTTGACCAATGCACGCGCTGATCAACCCAATCCCATACGCAGACGCCATCCATGCGTATACACCGGAATCACCAGCGTTTACACCAAGCAACCCGTAGGTGTTCGCCTCATTCGAACTGGTCTGCATCCAAAATTCAATGGTTCTGTCTGCTGTCAAACCTGAAGATTCAACAGGTCCAACCGCGTAGAACACAGACGAGAAATCACCTGCACCGTTCGAGTCGTTTTGAATCAAACCTGCAACTGTTGTGTTCGACCCATAAGGCTGGGTGTTGTTCGACAGTTTCACCCTACGCCAAGGTGTAGCAGTAGAACCCTGATTGGTGATCTTCGAACTAGTCCCATCATCAAACCGCAACCAAGTTGTAGGTGTCTCAGATTCGATCTGTGTTCCGTAGTAACCGGACAGTTTGATGTTATTGAGAACCTTGAAAAGATCAGACACGTTCAATGACACAGTTGCATCCGCAACCAGTTCGTACGATTGCGGCCAACCATCTGCGTAACCAAAGAACTGGGTGAAAATGTTGGTCATCCCATACTGGTCACGGTGTGACAAGCTGATTTGCACAGGTCGCATTGGGGTCAATGACCCGTAGTACGAACCGGACGAGTATGCAGGATCGAACCGGCGATCTGCGTTCGATAGCAAAATCTGTGCTGACCCTGTTTGGAACGAATCCAGTTCTGTTGATCGACCGCGACTGAACGAGACGCCGCGCACATAGGCGGTCACATCAGTCCACACAATGTCAGAAATCAGCGCACCTAGTGGGACTGTGTTTGTCCCAGCGCTAGTGGAGAACCCAATTTGAACTGTGACACTTATGTCATCAAACAACTGTTGGGTCATGCTGCACGCCAACCGGCACCGGATCTGCGCTCATACGCTGACAACGCTTCCGCGATTGCTTGACCAACAGCAGCCTTATCAGCCGTAGGCGCAACAGTCACGTTGATAGTGACGTTCGAGCCACCACCCATCCCATTGGCGCGACCAAGCAGCATTGCTTGCTGATCCTGCGACAAAACCATTTCACCGGTCTGCAACATCATCGGAACAGACGCACCAGGTGCGCCGGTCACAATGCCACCGGTGTGCGCCCAACGTGTCAGTTTCGGAATCGTGATCGACTTACCTGCAATCGATCCACCACCAGGAATGTATTTCACCCAGTCAGGAACCGTGAACCCAAGTCCACCAACAGTTGCGTTCCAAATGTCAACAATGAGATTGAACGCAGCTTTGAACGGTGCGACGATTGCTGAACCAACAGCAATGAAGATGTCCCCAATGGTGTCCTTCAACCAGTTGAACTTCTCCCAAACCCATTGAACTGCATCCCAAATTTTTTGGAACACCATTTTGATGAAGTCCCATGCTGCGCTGAACCCTTCCTTTATCAGCTCCCAAGCAGTCAGAATCCCATTACGGAACCAATCAAAGTTGTTCCACGCATAGATGAATCCTGCGACCAGTAGCGCAATGATTCCAATGATGAGGATGATGGGCCATGTGGCTGCAAGGACATTGATAGCCATGAGAACCAACTGGACGTTCACAGCAATCAACGCAATAACAAGCGCACCACCAATGATTCCTGCAACTACCTTTGCAACACCCTGATGTTCCTGGAAGTACTTGGTGACCTGATCAACCTTCGGACCGAGCCAGTCCATAATCTCACCAATTTTATCGAACACCTTTGAAGCAAAAGGTTCGATGGCAAGCATGATCCGGTTCTTCAGTTTGCTGAACTTCTCACTAAAATCTTCTGTGTCCGACGCAGCCTGATTGATCGAATCACCCTGACCAATCGAATTCTTCAGTTCATCAAACGAGACTGCACCGGAACGCACCAGTTCAGCCATCTTCGCACCCTTAGCACCAAATTGTTCCATTGCAATCTGCGACGCAGCAACATCATTCGGTGCGTTCTTGATTCGATCAAACGCACCACCCAAATAGGTTCCTGCGTCCTGACCGTTCTTCGCAGCCAAAGCAAGAGACTTCGAGAGTGTTGGCATCACATCACCAACATCCAAACCAGCCTTAGCAAGTTGTGCAGTAAACGCAGCAGAAGACTGAAAATCAAACCCAGCAGACCGCAGCACCGGACCAGCAGTAGCCATCTGTGTAGCCAAATCGCTAATTGAAATACCGGTCTGCTGGGATGCGCGGAACATCACATCAAGCGCTGGACCCTGATACGCGGTGATGACCCCAAAGTTCTTCATCACCTTTGATACAGCATCCACATTTGTGTTCAGATCTGTTCCGGTCAGACGCGACAAATTCAAGATCTGCACAGACAGATCTTCCAACGGTTTACCTGACAACCCAAGGTTCGATGCGAACCCTGCGAGAGCAACAGAAACCTGGTCGAACGAATCCGGCACCTGACTTGCAACAGCACGCAAATCGTTCTTCAGGACATCCAGTTCAGCACCAGTCTTGCCGGTGTTGACTCGAAGATTATCGTAGGCGTCATCAAAACTGCTGCCAATCTTGTACAGCGCACCAACCGCAACACCAGCGCCGGCCAAGACACCACCACCAAGCGCAGCAGCTGAACGAACAGTTTTCGAAGTCGAAGATTCAACCTTCTTTGACAGTTTGTCCATTTCAGCGCGTGCACGTTTCAACCCTGCATCATTGAACGTGGAAAGAACTGTGATATTGACAGCCATGACTAACCTTTCGCTGCACGCAGGTTGCGTTCCAGGATTCCTTCATAGGTTCGCACCACAGCAGTCACATCGCGTGTGATCTTCTTCGAGCCTCCGGATTCATCCCATGCACGCCAAATCAAACGTGACGTTTTACCGTGATAGAGGGTGAGAGCAGAAGTAAAGATGCGACCAGAAGGTTTCGTGCGTTGCTTTGCAGCAATTTCGAACACTTCACCAGCAGCAGACTTGTTCTGAAGTTTCCACGCAGACTGTGTAGAACTGCCACGCGACCGCTTCCCACCTTGGCGCAACACGATTCCTTTGCGCACAGTCGACTGGTCCCAGTCAGGAAGTCGCGCACCACCACGCTCACCGGTTCTACCATTCCCAATACGCCAACCGGACAAAGGTTGTGAAGGAACCAGGTTGCGTGCATTCGAAACCACAGGTTTCAACAGCGCTCGAATCTCACGATCCATCGCTTTACGCAAATCAGGATCAAAGTCCTTCAACTGTTTCTTGAAGTCATTGTAACCCTTGAGTGACCCACGAATTTCGAGCTGTTGGCGCACATCACCGGACAACTGTTTCAGGTCAGCAAGTTTCATTGCAGACATCAGTCACCTGTGTTTCTCAACTTCACGCGCTTGTTCCTTCAACACAGCAACAATCGCATCAAAAATTTCCGGTGGACAGTCCAGCAGTTCATTCGGACTGATGCTGGTTGCAACAGCGACCTGTGCAACCAGCAACGTCACGGAGTCCCTAAAGGGTTTGGTTGATCCTCAGTTCCTTCAACGGAATCGATTTCACCAAGCCATTCATCAAACGGTTTGACCACACGGTTCGAGAGCTGACACGCACGCCACGCCAACCAACAAATGGATTCGTAAGACATCGAATCCTGGTTGAACAATTGCGCTAGCGGTTTGTTGAAGTGACGTTCTGCGTCAACGATTGCTTTAGCACCAGCAACCACGTTGAAGGACGAACCATCAACCAATGAGATTGTCAGCGGAATCCGTGCAGAAGCCATGTTTAGGCGGTCGCCTTGGTGACCAGACCATCAACCGGCCAAGTGATCGATGCGGTAGCCAGTTCCCCAACCTGCGCATCGAGCGGTACCCATTCCACGCACAGCGCGTTGAAGGTATAGCTGGGGTTCGTGGCTGACACAGCAGTACCATTTGGCTTCACCACAATCTGCGTGGTCGAACCAAGCAGCGGATACAGGGTGGCTTCACAGGTAGCGCTGGAAAAATCCTGGTTGAAATCGATCTTGACAGACGAGTCCTTCAGACCACCAACGCGACGCTTAGCGGTAGAACCAAACGTGGTCACCTCCAGTTCATTCACGCTGGTTGAAAGCGTGACCTTCGTGATGTGCGAACTGAGGTCCACACCACCGATGCTCACCACAGCGTTAGTCACCACAATTGCCATTTCAGTTTCCTTCCAAAGTCTCAGACACAGCAGCGCTGCGCTTTCCAGTTGATTCGATGTGACCGGACACAATCAGATGGTCAACAGACACACCTGCAACGTCCAAATCTTTTTCTGACAGGGTTTCACCTGGCAGACGGTCGCAAACCCTATGGGGTCCAACGATTTTGTATGTGGTCATTCGGACTCCTTACGCGTGAACGAACACATTGAATTCACAAGACAAGTATGACGCGTCACCAAGTGAAACAGGACGAACAGCAAGCATATCGTCCACCTTCAACGTGCTACAGACCCCACCAAGTGTTGGGTCAGATTCGAGCGCTGCACGCACAGAATACGCACCATCATAAGACATCCATTGATCCAAAACGCGTTGTGCAGCACGGTCACCCATTCGACCAGCCACAACTGAAACCACAAAATCCCATTGGGACAGTCCACCGTTCATAGCACGATGGTAAGTGACCGACTGGATCTGAATGACCGCAACCGGCGGATTGATAGTTTCCGGAAGATGATCTGCAACACGCAAACCAGGAATGGTTGCAAGCGCATCACCCAACGCTGATTGGATTTCGAGTCCGGAACCGGCCATCAAGCAACCACCATGAACCGATACGGTGCAAGCATCCGCTGAACATCAGGGTCGATGTTGCGCACCGTGATTGCCCCAAGATCACCGAACCCTGCAACACCAAGCAGCGAATCACCACGCTTCACAAGTCGACCAGCGAGAATCACACAAGCAGACTGGATTGGTTTAGGGACAGCCGGCCATCCCCAACGTGCAGTTACCTGGACTCCAGCCGGTGCAGTCGATGTTGGAAACGTCGATGTTGGAGTCGTGGAAATCTGATTGATGGGAACACCACGAACAATGGCGTTCAAAGGTTCGCATTGGAAATCGCCGGCACCAAGTGTGGTTGCATACGTTCCATCACCAGCACTATCAATTTTGACCACCAAATCTGTAGTGGAACTGATGTCATCAACGAACAGTTCATTGGTTTGCGTCGCAACATACAAACGTGCAGTTGCAACTGTGTCTGCGAAGAAACGTCGGTTGCAGTAGTCGTCAATGACCCGTGACGCTTCATCAATCCTGGTTTCATACAGCACATCATCAACTGTGTCTGACACTCGCAGCACAGTTTTCAGTTGATCCAACGTGCAATAACCGTTTGTGATCATGGGTCAAATTCTCCAAATTCGGACGTAACTATCGAGCAGTTCGACAGCGTTTCGTGATGACAGAAATTCTGCGACCTTCAAACCTTTACCTGCATCCGGTTGGTTGTCATCAACAGCTACCAATGATCCTTTGCGTAACAGGTGCCATGCTGCGCTGATTTCTCGCAGATGATGGTTCTGTGCAGGTTCAGGGTCAGCAAAATTGATGTCGAAAGAGTCCAAATACAGGAAATCAACAGACCCCACCATGTTACGCAACGTGACAATCGAATCCGCGGTTATCGCAACAGTTCGAGTCAAACCAAGCACATCCACCAGGTGCGCACCGGTTGGGTCGATATCAATGGTGACAACCTGACCGTTCAACCGTTCAGCTGCGTCATTCCACACAATCGTGGATTGACCGTCACCAGCCCAGTTCCCAATTTTTCTGACAGTCCCAGTTTCAACAATTTTTGCGTTCTGTGGGAGTGATGTGGTGATCAGTTCGAACGCTTCCAATCGTTTCCCAAGTTGATCCCAAAGAACTGTTGATTGGATGTCTGTCACCGGTTCACACATTCATCAATCTTGCCCAAAATCGGTTCCCAGCGTTCCACGAACACCTTGGTATGTTCGTACTGTTCTGCGTGTCTGCGGGCCTTAGAACGCCTCTCAGCCATGTCTGAAGCGCTGTATGCGTTCTCGAGCTGTTCAACAACCGAATGCACCAAAGGTGTACAGAACCACGCTGAAGATCCTGCATCCCAATATGGCTGCACCGTCGCAGTCCAACCTGACCCATCGACCAGTTCCGGTTGGGAACTGAAATCAGACACCACAGATGGGATACCACAAGCAGCAGCCTCCAACACCGGCACCCCAAAACCTTCACCGCGGCTACAAAGAAGGTGAACATCGAACGCGCCCATGATGGTTGCAAGAACATTCGAGTCCAAACCAGCGTAGTAAGACCATTGATCAACCCAAATGATTCGATCATCCGCAATACCACACGCAGTTGCAAGCGCTTTCAGATCAATCCCCATCGCAGCACCACGCGACTCAGTATGAAGATACGCAATGACATCATCATGGCGTGACATGAATTCTGCCAACGCTAAAAGGTTCTCTCCGAACGCTTTACGAACCGGTGCGGTTCCTTTGTTCGCAGCAACCATGCCAACAACAAACGCGTCATCAGGAATGCCCAGAAGATCCCTACCGGTCTGACCATCAACAGTCATACCAGGTTTGAAAACAGACGTATCGACACTATGCGGTGCGTACTCAGCATCCACACCGGCACGATTCAACTGTTCCAAACCAAACTTTGACATTGCGATGGAAAGCACATTGTCACGCTGCGACCATGCAAGAACCTTCGGTGGAACTGGCAGATGATCCACCGGAACCCATGACGCAACCAAATCAATTCCATCGATGTTCGCACCGTCATAAACCCATGTGTCGAACAAGGTGAGAAGTGCTGTTGAAACACCAGTCTGCTGTTTGGCGTGCTGTGTGTGAGCTGTGAGGATGTCAGCAGAATACGGGTGGTAGCCGTTTGGGAGAACCTCAACACCTTCCCAAGATGTGACCCCACCGTACAAACCGTAGTTTGTGGAGAATGTGACCGGTCTACCGGACGCTCGAATTCTGCGTGTCAGATTCGCAGCCTGGACCCCATAACCGGTGCCGGCCCAAGGTGCGTTGGAATGCACCACGATTCCTGTTCGAGCATCCTGAACAGACTTATGACCGGTGTTGCGTTTGTGTTTGCTACCCATGTTGTTCCTTCACCCGTTGAAATTTTCAATGTTGGTGGTGTGCGTGGGCTGGATTCCCCACGGGCAAAGGACTCAACAGCCCACGCACACAACTAGTTCATTGGTGGTTACGAGGCTGCACCAATGAAATGCTTGACAGCAGCGGTGTCCGGAAGGTTTCCGTCACCACGCCATGTCACACGGAACGTGATCAGATCCGAAACGAACCCAACGCTGTCGTCGCGTGCAACTTCGATCCCACGCACCTGACGGACGTAGTAGGACGAGAAGTCACCGAACACAACGGACTTGGCACCGGTGCCGGTTGCAGCCATGTCAGGGTTCTCGTAGACGGGGAACCCAAGCAGCATGTCCGGCTGACCAACCTGAAGGCTGGGCTGCCAAATGTAGTTGTTGGTGGTGTCCTTCAGCTTCCGCACGGTTGCGAGAGTCGAAGCCTTGAGCTGCCATGCGCCACCACGCCGGCGGTACGGACTGCCAACGCTGTACACCAGGTCGATAAGGTTGTCTGCGGTGGGAACACCGGCCACACCGGTTCCACCGGTGACACCAAGCGTCGACGCAGAAACAATACCCTTCGGCTGGACGGTGCCAGTACCGGTGGTCAGACCAGCGTTGACCGCGGTTCCCATACCAACCGCAGCCTGACGTGCAACGAAGTCAAGAAGGTTGATGCCGGAATCCTCAACAACCTCACGGCTGAGCTGGAACGTGGCAGCGTACTTGAACGCACCAAGCGTGATGAACGCCGAGAACGACGGATCAGACTCGCTGATCGAAGAACCCTCAGAAGTGATACCAGGAGCGGTGAAACCGGACTGGCGCGGAATCTGAAGGTTCGAACCGGAATCGGTGGTCAGGATGGTCACAACATTCCCATCCAGCATCGGACCCTGAAGCACCAGCTGCTCAACCAGTCGGTTGTAGAAGTTGGTGGGGACCGGTGAACCGGTGCTGCTGGTCAGCACATCACGCTGCTCGAATGAGGCTGCGCGACGCTCACCAACAGCAATGCTGCGAATGATGTCAGCATCAGTCTCAACCTGGACAGTCTCAGCCGGAGTGAAATCCTGCGGAAGACCAAGAGCAGACCGAGACTCGCTGATCGAACGCTCACGCGCCTCAGCGTCAAGAATCTGCTTACAACGTGCATCAATCGCATCAATGTCAGCGTTGATACGGTCAAACTGTGCAGACTCATCTGCACTCAGATCACGGTTCTCAAGAGTCGCAATGTCAAGCAGATTCTTAGCCTGCTCCCAAGCGCGTGCGCGATTCTCAGTCATCCGCTTCAGTAGATCATCAGTCATCTGATGACTCCTTTGCAATCAAATGGACGGGTGGATGCTGCAAAACGCTGGTGGTGTTTGCGGTAGTTCCAACAATGTGGTCTGAACGCAAATCCGGACAGCAGAAGAATCAAACAACCTTCCGATTGTTCAATTCAAACTTTCGACGAACCAACGCAACTGGAACAGTTCCTGGTTCGTTTGACGAAATTGTATCATCAGTGTTGCGCACATTTGCACCAGTTGTCTCAGGGTACGCAGGAAAACCAGTCACAATCGAAACTTCATGCAACACAACTTCACGCAAAATCCGTGATGAACCATCAGCAGACCAACTGTCACCACCACTAGGAACGCTGAACCCAAAAGACATTGCGTGAACAGTCCCATCAGCGATCAAAGTTGCAAGATCACGCCCAACAGTTGTGTTTGGAAGTTGTGCGTCGACTCGAAGACCACGCGCATCCTCAGTCAACACCAACGAAGAATTACGCGTGGACGCCAAAACCTGATCCATGTTGTGGTTCGCAAACATACGGATTTCTCGTCCGGACGAAAGTGAACGCTTGAACGCACCAGGTGCAATCTGCTCGATAAACGGGAGCGGTTCAGAATCCGAATTGAAAACAGCCGCGTAACCGCTGAACTGCATCCCATCACCGGCAGCACGCAGTTCGAGTCCACCATCGGCGAATGATCGAACCTCAACATCACGCCCATTGACCTTCCGCATTTCAACATCAACCTTCACATAACGCAAAGGTGCCATGTCCGGTGCAATGTCTTGCATCATTGGATCAGCAGCCGGTTCTTCAACCACCGCAGGATTCACCAGCGCACCAGGAATCACCCATTTCTTACAAATCCCATTGGGATCGATGTCACCTGCGACCAGTTCGCATGCACGCGGACCCTCATAGTACGCACACGAACTACACACCAAACCATCAGTAACAAACGGTGACACAGCAACATAATGCGCACCATCCGGACCGGAACCTTGGTCATACTGACCGAACAGATCCACAATCTCAGACTCAGATTCCATCTGTGCAAGCTGATGTGGAGTCAATGGGTACATACCTTCAACTTCACCATCACGGGTTTCAACACTCATGTTGTTCGACCTTCCATCACTCGAAACTTGATCCAAAACTTTGCGTGTCCAACTGACCGCAGGGTCACCACCCCACGCAGCCCACGCCACCCTTCCAGCAGACGGGTAACCATCTTCACCAGGTGACCAACCGGACCCATTCTTATCAACAGCATGGCGTGCAAGATAAGAAGCCATCCTTCGCACCACATCCAAAGACACAGGTTCACCGAATGCCAACATTGCTGCGCGACGCCGGCCAACAGCCGTGAACCCTGAACCGGCGAACCCATCCGCAATCCAACCCAACGCACGTTGCGCTTCATCCTGCACACCTTGTGGTGGCTCGAACGAATCCGGAACAGCACGTTCATTCGCTGTCGCAATGTTCAACGCAGCCATGTGCGCATACGCATCAGCAGCGTCAAGATGACAACCACCTTCAACTGTGGTTGATTCACCAACTTTGACAACCGCGAACCCTTCACAGTCCGGTGCGTTATCAACAACCTCGTATGGCATCAGATTGGTGCTTCCGCGTCGATACCAGCCGGTGGTGGATCAATACCAGGACCGGCCATAGGTGAACCAGGTAGAGCCATGACGAATTCGTCACCACCAACATACGGTTCGAGTCCTTCAACAGCTCGAGCCTCGTTAGGTGTCAGGAACCCGTATTGGATGCCAAGTCCGTGCGCTCGAAACCGGTTCATCTGGTCTGCACGCAAAAACCCAGCAGTATCAAACATCAGTTCACGCGGGGCCGGCATCAACGAAGACAACGCAGTTTCGATCCTACGCAACCAAGGAAGCAACGTGTAGGTCACGAAATGCTGACCGGCACTCTCATTGTTCTGATAGGTCTGCGAGTCACCACGCGCACCAATCATGTACGCAGGAACACGGAAGATGCGTGCAATCTGTGCAATCTGCAATTCGCGTGACGCGTTCAGTTCCATCGACGCAGCATCAGCAGACACAGACCGCCATTTCATGCCATTGGTCAACACAGCCGGACGCCTGCGACGCCGGTTCTGCGACTCCCAAGTTGCTTGCAACACCTTCGCCTGGTCAGTTGTCAGGTCACCATCAACTTCCAGCACACTCGAAGGTGTCGCACCTTCCGCATAGAACTGGGACAAATGACGTTCCATCGCTAACGCCAAACCAACAGTTGTGCGTTGCATTTCAATAGGTGACAAACCGATTGCAGCCTGCGGTGGAGTCCACCATCGAATGTGCAACATCTGATCCGCAGGAACAGACCCACCATTCACCGTGTATGTGCGTTGACGATTGATCACATTGACCTGAACATTCAACGGATGCAAAGGAGTGAGTGCAACAGGAAGTGACGAACTGTTCCGGTCAACAAACAAATACGCGTTTCCATGCAACGCCAAACTGGACACAATCATGTGCATCAGTTCGTACTGGGTCACCGTAGAAGAAGCATTCAACCAACCAGGAACAGGTTTCGTCTCAACATGTTCCCCAACGTGACGAACCGAACGCACAGGAAGTGACGCAACCGAATCAGCCAACAACGAAATACACGAAAGCACAGCAGACACTTCCAACGCAGAAGTCTCATTGACCCGTTCACCTGACCAGTTGTTCCCACCAACCCACGCAGTCACCTGCAAAGGATCAGGTTGCACCATCGCACGTTTCGTAAACAGACTCATCGATCAGCCACCAAATAGGACACAAGGATCATCAACACACCAGCAACAACCACAGCCACAGGAACACACCACAACGCAAAACCAACAACAATCAGAACACACCCAAGCAGTTCAAACATTGTTGTCAGCACATCACGCATCTGCGACCATCCACGGATCAACAATCGCAGGAACACCAACAGGGTCAACCGGCGAAATGACACCTAACAACGCAATGGTACTAGAAACCAACGGTGAAACATCGGTTGATGTGTCTCGTCGATGCCACGCCCACGCATCACCCAACTTTCTGCGTTTCGCACCGGCCACAGCAGCGTTCAACGGAACCTGGTTGATATGCACCAACGAACCATCAACCACCAAATCAAAAAATTTCCCGCACGCAGTAGCCATGTCACGCGAACTGATTTCCACTACCTGTAAACCAAGTCTGCGCAAATCACCGGCCATCGAACCAGCAGCAGACACAGGATCAACAATCACGGACTTGTACTGACCAACACGGTCATTCTGTGCGAACCAATCGAGTACCCAACTAGTACCAGGACGATTCCCAATCAGTTCCACATGAACCTTCCCATCAGCACGCAAACCAGCAGCTGAAAGTGAAGACATAGACCTTGAAGGTGTCACATCCAACGCAACAGACACCCCACCATCGATCTGCGAACCCTCATCAATACAACCAACCCACAGATCCTCAGAAATGACCTGCCACGGTTGCGACGCCATCCGGTCCTGACGTTGATTCAAATACGCACGTCGAAATTCAGGTTCACGCATCGACGCAAAATCAGACCGAATTGCTTCAATTGGAACTGTGATCCCTAACGCCGGCATACATGCACGCCAAACATTTTCATCATCAATCTTCGCATCATCCGGTGCGCTCCACTCAAAGTACGCAACCGAACTGGTCTGACCAGCAGCAGCACGCAACCGGCCATCATCAATCTTGTCATTCAAATACAAACTGTCATTTGTTCCAGCAGTAGACACAATCCACAACTGAGGCTGTGTCCTGGTCACCATCGCAGGTTTCATAGCCTGCTCCAACCGGTCATCCTGCAACGCAAACGCTTCATCTATCACACCCAAATCGAGCTGCGCACCATGACCAGCAGTCTCAGTCGTAGCCAACAAAGACCACAACGAACCGTTAGCCCACCGAATCGCCTCAGACCCATTCGTTTTGCGTACCTTCATCAACTGTGCGAACGGTGAACGCTCCAACACAGGAATATGCTCATCCTCCCATTTGAGCCGTGCATCCTTCCCAGTCTGCGCAGAATACGAAACCCGTTGACGATCACCCATCGCAATACACCGGTGAGCCATCGCAGCCAACATCAAAGTTGTTTTTCCAGACTGACGCGGAACAGTCAAACGAATTTCACGATACGCGAGACGCTCCACAACCTCACCGGTCTCCATGTCAACCGTCGATTCCAGTTCGAGCGCAACATCTGCCACATGGCGTTGCCATGGCATCAAAGGTGTCCCAAGCAGTTCAGCAATCCTCGCAACCTTCCCACCAAGCGTGCGACGGTCTGTGCGAGGAGTCGACCACCTAGGCTGACAGTTCAGCGATAAGCGCTGCGAATCCATCTGTTGGTTCATTATCCCGTGCTTCCAGTTCAGTCAGCGTCGCACGCAATTCACGCGAAACAGCTGCGGTAGCCATACCAGCGTCATTGTCCAATGCAACTGCGAGTGTGATGCAAAGTCGACCGCGTGCGTTCTTCGCAGGGTCAACTTCAAGTTCTTTCAAAGTGACTCGAACAGCGCGTTCCATTGGTCCGGCAGCCATCAGTCACTTCCTTTTCCACAACCAGGTTGTCCACAGCGCTTTGCGCTTGTGACTGTCGAATGTCCCCCAGTTTGTTGGTGTGGGGGAAGATTGAG